AAATAGGCTAGCCATAGATGCAACACCGAAACCTGCATCCCATTTATTACTGCCAGTATGGTGTTCTTTAAACTGTACACCTTTAGATGCTAAGTGCATCTTGATACCTTCATCTTGTGTTAAGAAAGATTGAAAGGCGTTCTTCTCTACTATCCACTCACTAGGACCATACAAGGATGTCCAGTCAAATATTAGATTTCTAATAGCAGCAGGGCTAGGCCTAGTAATCTTAATAGCATCTACAATATAGCGTTTACTAGTAGCTCTATCTATTGCATAACAGATAGCTGCGGTATCTCCTACCATTGCAGGATCTAACCCACAGATAAAAGTAAAACCATTTAAATCTCTTGGGTGTCCAGGATGACCTGCGGTTAGTCTGCCCGACTTACGCATACCATCTATAGAACCACGAACACAGACTGGGTCAAAGGCCGCATCATCTGAGATATCTTGTTGCTGATAAATTAAAGCCCAAGTTGAAGCATCCATAGATTGGCGTTCGTTATATAGGTTACGCCCATTCCATCTAGGATAAAATCCTGTGACTGGATCTTTCTCTTCTTCCTTCTGACCATCAAAGGGTTGATCTGAGGCAGGCCATAATGTAACCCACTCTTCAGGCTTCTCACTAGATTCTAGTAGGGCTGGCATTGCAAGGTATGACCAAGGTACTAGGCCGCCAGGATATCTATCGTTGTTGCGTAGTTCTTTATATAGATCAACTGCTGCAACGCGGGTACCAATAATAATTAATTTACCACTAGGGTTAAGACGAGACCGGACATCTTGGGTTAACCACTTAATCTGTCGTTCAAAGTCATTAGCATTAGATAGAGTCACAGCATCATCTACTATGATCATATCGGCTCTCTTACCGTAGATCTGACCACCAATACCTACTGCTTCTATATTGGGATCCTTTTCAGATGATTCACGCAACTCATCACCGAAGGTGACTCTAGTTGCTTGCCAGGAAGCACTCTTTGATCTGAAGCCCACACCGGCAGCGTAAGCTGATTGTAACTCCTCATATGAGGGGTGGGTTAATCTCTGCTTTATAGCGTATAAGAAATCTGCTGCAAGCCTTTGAGTTTGGGAAACTATAAGAACTCTAAAGTTTGGATTCTTACAGACCTGCCAGGTAACGTAGTCAATAGTAATAGTCATTGACTTGGCGTGGTTGGGTGGAATGTTTAGAAGTATGCGGTTATTAGCTAGTCCTGGTTCATACTTCATAGAGGGGTGTAACCACGAAGGTTTACCAACCTCAATCATATCTACTAAATTTTGTTGATGGGGGAATGTCTTGTTCTTCAGGAAGCGGTCTCTAAATTGTGCAAAGGTAATCTCTGAGATATCTCCCAGTGCAAAGTTCTTATCCCTAAGACCTAGCCTAGTTCTATCCATCTTATCGGCGAAAACACGATCTGATCTGCGGTAGTACTCATAGGTCTTTAATGATTTACCGGCTGAAGCACAGGCTTGCTCCACAGTCATATTCTCAGCTACACAACCGAGAATAATTCGCTTTGCGATATCTGCTGAGTTCTCAGCCATTATCTAACTCTTGTAGCTTGACCCCTATGCCACGAATACTCTACACCCTTGTAAGTGCCTGAATAAGTATTTCTATCTTTTTCGGTTCCTCTTAAAGATTGACCTGTAACTGGATCCTTAGGAATCATCATTAAAGTTCCTCTAACATCTTTTAATTGTTTTAGAGATGTAGGTGTTGGATTAGGTTTTGGTTTTGATGCCATTGTATTTCTCCTTGTGGATAGAACCTGTGGATAAGCGCCGTAATTAAAATCTTTGATTCATTACTAGGCGGATAATAGGTTACTGGGTGTTTAATAGTTTACACCTGCCGCGTAGTGTGTGTGTGTTCGGTTCACTTCGCTGGCGCTTCGCTCCCGAACAAGCTTTAAGCGCAGTGAGGGGTAAAACTCGGCTCGCCCTTAGGGGTCTCGCCGAAGCATCGCTGAGGCGATGATGGGTCGTAAAACTAGTAAGGGATCGTTTTACTCCCCTACTATATATAAGGCGGGAAATATAACGCATTTCCCGTTTTTATCTAATAAATCTTTATAAATGTGATGGACCTCACTAGCATACTGGTATAATACGGACATATCGGACAGGTATTACGGCAGCTTAACTTTATCAAATATTTTTATTTAGGGTACATACATATACAGTCGGCGCGTTTAACCATACGGGGGTCGGTTTTCCGTTGCGGTCAGCCCTTGTGCGGTGTCCGATTTGCCCTAGTTAGCTATGGTTGGCTATACTTTGTGCGCTTTGTGGGGGTATTGGTAAAGAGTGGAGGGCTTACTAAACAATAGGCACTATTGGCGCACCCTTACTCTTTAATAACCGGCGACAAGTTGCCGGACTTAAGTATTCCATTGCGAACCATTCCCGATAGTCCGGAGGTAAGTCCTCCCATAAGTTAATAATGTCTGCTAAGTCTGTGCTATTAATCTGTTCCATAATTGCCCCTATCTATTAACCGGCAATTTACCGGCGTTACTTATTAGACTCTCAAATCACCCAAATGGTTCCATTCAATTTGCAATGTCCGATTTGTCTAGCTTTGGAATGTTATGGGCGAAATGTCCAGCTTTTGAATTATTGGGAGGACACCATCAATTAGATACTTGCATAGATGGGGGATCTCCCTTACTATTATCTCAATGAGAGCAATCCCGCCCTCATATTGATAGGAGATTCAAATGGCAAAAGATCTAAAGTTCATTAACAGTTTAGGTTTAGTCCTAAGTAGTAAAGCGGAACAACAGATCCAATCTAATCTATTGTGTGAATTCTATGATCAAATAGAAGAAGATGAGGATCTATTAGGTGATCGCAAATTCGCTTGTATGTCCGATATAAAAGAGGTTAGAGATGCGTTCAATTCCTTTTACAATCTAACACCAACAGATGAGGAGTATTTAGACTAATGACTACTGTTCACACCGGAGATAGGACAAGTGGGTGCGATATCTGTTTAAAGAATGACTACTTGAATGAGATTATTGAGGCCAATAATTGGAGTATGTGCGCCGATACTTATGAGGGTGCGCTTTCCGCGTGGGTGGATAACTCTCCTACATATTACAAGTGGGAAGAGTGGGAAGATTGGATCTCCGATTTTGAAGAGGCTTATTGTGGTGAATGGAATAGCGAACAAGAGTTCGCCGACAATATCGCAGATGAGACCATTACGCCGGATCTTCCGGAGATCGCTCAATTGTATTTTGATTACAATAAATTCTCCCGTGATTTATTTATGGGAGATTATTGGTCTAGCAATGGGTATGTGTTCCGCAACTTTTAAAACTTGATGGCGGGCTATCTCTCACCGGCTAACCGGTGGGAGATGGCACTCTCTCAAATCGGGAAGAGTGGAAAGGATAGGACAATGCAATTCTTCAACAGTTTAAACGATGAAGATCAAAAGGAGATTCTAGGCAGTGTTGCCGATAACCTTTTAGATGCGTTTATGAATAACTATGCAGATGAGGGTGAGGAGACACTTGAAGAAGAGATCTTTCAAATGTGTTCAATCCAATCTTTCAATGTTTTATTTGAAGAATACCAAAAGGTAAAGGAGGTTAGTGATGAGATCTAATTCTTATTACAAGGTGAGGAGAGTAGTGAGGGCTATCTTTTGGCTCTCTTTATTCGCCGGCATCTATCTAATCTCTACCCGCCTATGGTGGAATGGTGGCGGGTATTGTGTTGGGAATATGGAGGTGTGCGGGCTATGAGTAAAGAGTGCCGGCACATCGCCACCAATTTGATGTGGCTAGTTACCCGCGATGATTACAGTTTACAATCCGCCGATTGCGCCGATTGTAACCAATCAATAGTGAGAGAGACCGCGCCGGTGAGCGCTAAATACAATTGGGAAGATTGGAGGATCACTAAATGAAGATTTCAACTAAGGCTAGATGCGTGGAATGTAACCGCGTATTTGATCTATTAGATGATAACGATTCCAATGAGTGGACATACGGCCACGATTGCGAAAGTTAAGCGGGACAAAAGGGGCAAATCGCCCAGCTTTTGGTGGCTTACTATGCCATCTTCCGGCAATGGGGGAGGGTGGCGTGGTATCCTACTTACAAGTGGGAGAGAGGGAGAGCGAACGCTCTACCTTAATTACTGATAGGAGAGAGAGATGATGGGATACAAGTATCAAGATATACAAAAGTTTGGAGGCGCACTTAATATTGCATTAAGTAAAGCCACCGAACAAGAGAGAGATGGATTACTTAAAATATGGGACTTCTTTGAAGGTTTATTAGCAGAAGGCTATGTAGAGGGAGAAGAGGTGGAGGTATGAAAGTATCTACTGCAATCAAGCAACTGCAAAATCTAAATCCGGAAGAGGAGATCGTAATCAATTGGTTTAATAAATCTACTTTTGAGGATTTTTACAATGATGAAAAGCCAATGAAAGATGAACAATGGGCATCTCTTATGGCACATTTTGAAAAAGCGGATCAATACTGGCAATCAAATCACTATGCAATAGAGGCAGAGATTGATATCTGGAAAGATATGCAAGAGGAGGAGAATGATGGCGAGTAAACAAGAATGGGACAGAATGGTAGAAAAAGCCGCTCAAGATGGTGAAGATGCATTTTGGGCAGAGATTGTAAAGCACTTTCCGGAGGCAACTAGTGGAGATTTTGACCCTATTTTATCTATGGAAATGGGTATGAATTTAGAGGGATATCTATCCCATTGGTTAGATTGGAATCACCCAACATATAGGAAGGAGAATGAGTAATGGCAATATGCAATTGGTGTGGGGATAAAGATACAACTGATATATGGAAATCCCATATATGTATAGAGGATAAAGAGAGAGAGGTAAAAGTATGAATACAATAAATAAACTTACTATTGATGAGTGGGATAAGAACTACTTACCGGTTAATAATAAGTTTGATGAAGATGCTTCCTTTGATGGGGTTATGTATGAAACCTATGGTGAAGAGGTGGAGTATGTAATTGCTCAGGATAATAATAAAATATGGACACTTGTAGACACAAGTGAGGGAGATATGGTGATAATGAACGGCTATCACCTAGTAAATCGTATCGGATACTTTATTACTACCTTTGGTTGGGTAGAGGAGTATATAACTGTGGAAATGGAGAAATGATGAGTTATACACCGGCGATATGTGGCGATCACCTAGTCCCAATAAGTGAGTGCGATTGCCTAAGTTATCTAAAGGAGATAGAAACATCAGCTAAACGGTTGATCCAACTAGCGAAAGAGAGAGAGGGAATGAGATGAGTAAGTGCCGGTATTGCAAGCAAAAGGGGTTAGTCTTATCTACAATAAATGTAGATTATTCCTGCGAATATTGTGGAAAGTGGCAGAACGCTATCCTTGATAGTGTCTGGAATATAGAAGGTTATATATACGAGGAGAGCGTATGAATATCTGCCAATTCTGCGGGTGGGAGATAGCAAGAGTGGACTGGTATCACCGGTATAACGACAAGCTAATCTGCGATAACTGCGTAATGGATACAATGAGCGAGAGGGAGAGAGAGCGAGCCAATGGGTGAGCCACGCTATCTATCCGGAGATGAGTATGCCCTTAACGGGGTAGAGGGAGAAGAAGAGGAGACCGGAGATGCCGGTCTACCTGATCGTATGTGGGAAGATGAGGACTAAATGAGTAATGTAACAGAGATACGCAACGGGTCAGTAAAGAGAATTATATTCTATGAGGTAGCTGACCAACAAAACATAGCCATATGGGGCGGAGAGAGTGCCTTAGATGCCCTGAAATGGTATAGGAATAGCCCTAATGGGAGTAAAATATATGTCCAAGAGTGGCTAACAGATGAGGAAGATGCCAAGGAAGTGTCCTCCCAAATAGAGATAACACCTATAGTATTATCTACTATTGCTAATTGTATGGACAGGTGGGTTTAATGAGAGAAGTAGAGCGGAGAATAGAAGCCGCGAAAGCACAAGCCGTTCGTAGAAGAAACTACAGGAGAGCGAGAGATAGAGCGTTAGCGCGTTTGAGTAATGACTACCCAAATGTATATCGCACCTACCTAGAGGAAGAGATGAGTGCTGATGAAGAAGGTAATAAGAAATGGCTTGATATTAGTGGTCGCACTAGGACTACTGCTAGTAGGTCAAGATAAATTATTCCCACGACCGGTGGGGCAAATACCTAACGGTGTAATAGAGAATAGGAAGGCAACTAAAGATGAGAAGAACTACAATAGAAAGATCGCGAAGGCCTACGCTTCGGCTGGTTTCGGGTGGAGTGGGAGAGAGAGCGAGTGCTTACTCGCCCTTTGGACCAGTGAAAGCAGGTTTGATAACTACGCAAAGAACCAACGAGGATCAAGTGCTTACGGAATTGCTCAACTCCTTGGAGAGAAAGATAGTAGAGCTGAGTATCAAATCTTGCGAGGTCTTAAATATATTTCTAAGCGATACGGAACACCTTG